AGGCTTCCTACGAGGCCGAAAACTCTGACAACCCCTGTCGAGGGCCGAGCCCACCGTATGCAGCCAGCAATGCCGCGAGTTCGTGCTTCACGTCGAAGTTGGGGCAGGTCTTGCGGCGATCCAGTTCCCCGTGCCCGAGAAAGTTCACATCCCCGTGCCGCTGGATCAGGTCGAGCGTCAAGTGGTGGAGCGTGAGCCACTGCGCCTCGGAGAACATGCGGTCTCCGACCATGCAGACCCCAATCGAGGACTCGTTGTACCCCTCGACGTGCGCGCCCACCCAGCACTCCGGTCGGCCATGCTCCAGCGCACCGTCCCGAGCGATGACGTAGTGGTATCCGACCCCCACCCACCCCCGCCTCCGGTGCCACTCGTGGATGTCATCGACATGCACGTCAACGTCATCGGGTGAGGCCGAACAGTGAATGACGATCTTGTCGATTTCCCTCATGACCGTTCGACCCCCTGTTTGCGCTCGAACGTCCGCATACCGGACAGGCCGAGCATACCGCCGAGGAGGACCATGAGTTCCGCGATGTCCACCTGTGGCGGCTCGGGTGTCTTCCCCGTGAGGTAGGCGATCCACGCGATCACCGGCACGAGCAGGTATTGCATGGCGAGACCGCACCCGCAAATCCAGCCGATGAACGGACGCCACCCGGCTACGAACCAGTTCGGGTGCGCGGCTTCGATCTGGTTGATGGCAGCCTGAGCCAGCGCCTCGTCCGCCGCGATCTTCTCGAATGCGAGCTTGAGCGCCCGCCTCTCGTCCGGCGTCTCAACGAACTGATCGACCGTCTTGGCAATGGTCCCGACAATATCCGAAGCACCGCCACCGAGCACCTTCGCGATCCAACCCATATGTCACCCTCCCCCCGCCGGAGGTGTGGGGTCAGTGTGCCGCCGCGAGCGTATCTCCGCGTCATGCTCGATAACGCAGAGTCGCGCCTCGTGGCACACCACCCGGTCAGCAACCCGATTCGTGTCTTCCTTCGTGGCGAAGTCCTGCACGAGCCGCAACGTGAGCCGCTCGGTCTCCTTGCGCTGGGTGTCGAGGGAGCCTTGGAGCTTGGAGACGGCAATCTCCAACCCCGTCAGCTTCGACTCCCACGATGCTTGAAGGGCGACAAACCACTTCCGCATGAAGAAGATCACCGCGCCCGGTCCGAACAACGCGACGAGCCCCGTCAGAAGAACGGTCTCCATAGACAGGTCAGTCATCATTCACTCCCTATTCCTTGATGATCCATTTGTAACCCGTCGGCGGACCCGCCGGGGCTCCCGAGGTCGTCCATCCAGTGGGGACGGTGGCTGCGGACGAAATGGACACCATCGCCCCGGTCGGAATGTAGAGGTTCGCCGGACCGCTGGCGTAGGCCGTCTCCTCCGAGTCCGTGCGCCGCCGCGCCTCCGCCGCGCCCGTCCCCTCGATCAACTGAACAGCCGTGAGGTAGATGATGGCAGCAGCAGAAGCCCCGGTGACAGAGAACTTGATCTCTGTGTAGTCGCCCGGACCGATGTCCACAGACGCGGGAGGCATGGCATCGAACTCCACGTCGAGCGACTCCAGCACCCAACTCGACGTTGGCGTGAATGCCTCGGAGTGGACCGTCTCGTCCGAGGCCCCGCCCGTTCCGAAATTGCGGGTGACCGTGACCGTGATGTCGTCCCCGGTCCCGTTGTCCTTGCAGTAGAAACTCAACGTGGCCGGGCCGAGAGGCATGGAGTGGACGCGCGGTATCCGACAGTAGAGCGCCCCCGCGCCCGTGCCGTTCCGCGACCACTTCAGTGAGTAGGCTGGGTTGCCATAGAGCGTTCCGTTCTCCCCCGCACCGTCGCCCACGGTAATGGCGTCACGGTCCACGTCGTCCGTGTCCGCCGCCGGAGGCTCAACCCACCAACCAAGGGCCGTCTCCAGATCATCCGGGTCCGCCGAATCAATCTCCAGCGCGGTGCCGTTCGGCCAGAGTTCCATGAAACCGTTCGGCGCGAGGTTCTTGAGCGTGTTCCACCCGAGACCCAGCGTGATGTCGTGATCCTCGTTGATCTCCAACAGCGGCCAGTCGGCGGAGCCGTCGTAGAAGTAGAGGATGTTCGTATTGTAGGTCGAGTTGGTCTGCACCCAGAACGAGTTCGCCGCCAGATACGTCGGGCGGGTGGCGTTCGCGTGGTGAGTGGTCTCGGCGTCGAGCCACTGGTTGAGAAACTCCGCAAGCTGCTCGCCGTTGACCGAGCCGGGGACAATCCCCGTTGCGAGAGAACTTGAGATGATCGCCATGCTACCCTCCGTGTCCTTGGGCTATGATGTCGATGGTGCGGGCCACAATGTTGAAAGAGTCGTCATACACCGCGACGTCGAAGCCGGTGCGCGTTCTGTTCCGCACCTCGTAGTAGTCCCCGCTTTCGAGACCGTCGATCACGAACGCCAACACCGGAGCCGCGTAGAATGGCTTCGGGAAGGTGATGTGTGTCCAAACGTCCGCCGCCAGCGCCACGTTCCCCACGGAATATACCGACGGTTGGACGTAGAAGTAGAGGTGCGCTTTCATCAAAACCGGCCAGACGCTCGCCTTCTTCGAGGTGAACACCGCCCGCGCGAAGAACGTCCGCCCTGAGAGGAACCCATCATCCAAGTCCCGCCACTGGTTGCCGGACAGACCGGAGCCGAGCGCGAGCGACGTGACCGAAGTCAGCGTCGTCCAGTCAGCCCCCGAGCCCGACAGGACCGAACTCGCGGAAGCCACCTGCAACTTCACCGACCAGTCGTCCGGCTCATACTGTCCTTCGAGCGTCGTCACCTCCGTCAGGGTGGTCCAGTCGGCCATTGTATCGTCCCGGTCGAGGACGGTCACGCGCATGTCCGCCGCGACCCGCACGCGCGCGGTGACGGGGAGCGTGAGCGGGGTGAGGAACGAGTAAATGCCTGTCGTGCCACTGCCATCCACCGGCTCCGCGAAGGTCCGCAGGGCTACGCCGGTTGCCCCGTCGAGGCTCTCAACGAACGTGGGGTCCTCGGGCCCGGCAGCAGCGGAAGGGCCGAGGTAGAGAGCCAAGCCGTCCACCTCGTCGCTCTGATAGCCTACGCCCTGATCGGATTCGAGCGACCAATACATGCTCTCCCAGCCCTGCCGCCGGAGAGACCCGAAGGACTGCGCGATCTGGTCGTCCGTAGGGACTGAGTTGGCCGCGCGCACCTGCGAGACGATGCCCTTGTAGTGGTCAGTGAGATCACCACGGGAACCAACCCAAATGTCCTCCGTGTCCGCCAACGTAGGGCCGGGCGTGAGTGAGGATACAGCCGCCCGCGCCCCGTCGATGTAGAGCCGGAGATTGTCACCACTGTTATCCCACCAGACGCCTACCTCGTGAATGCCCGCGCTGATCGCGTGAGTGAGCCCACTCGGAGTGCCAGCCTCGTCCGCATAGACAGCGACGTGTGTCGCTGAATGCTGCTCGATAGTCAGAGTGCCGGAAGAAGCGTCCCCCCACTGCGCGATCACTGCGCCGTCGGACGCCGAGTCTCCGAATACCGCTCTCACAGACAGGAACATCCCTCCCGCCGGAGTAACCGCGATCCCCGTCCCCCCGATGGTCCGACAGTAGTCGTCCACGCCGTCGAAGCGCAGGCCGTAGGGGCTGACGACCACCCGCTCGGTGTTGTGATGCGCTCCCGTCCAGCCGACCGCAGGAGCGATAGCTCCTGCGTAAAGCTCCCGAGAGATTGTGCTCTCGCCCTCCACGGGGGCAAGCTCGGTGGACAGGATGTTCTCGTCCACGAGGACGAACGCGGGCCGGGCGCTGGAGTTGCCCGAGGCGGTCACCGCCTTTATCATCCACGTCCCTTCTCGGTATGCCCCCGACCATGCGTGAGCCTCCCCCGGAATCGAGGCGAGGTGCTGCGCCTGCAACCAGCTATACGACAGGGCTCCCGCTCGGAAGCGAATCTCGTAGTGGCTGATGGCCGGGAAGCCGTTCGGCACCACAGGGCCCCACGAGAAGTGCATCCGCGAGTCCTTGTAGTCCGCCCGGAAGTTCTCGACCACGGGGATCGTGAAGCTCGGTGCCTCGACGGTGAACTCGACAGTCGCGGAGCGATACTTCGCCGTCCTCACCCCGAACGAATTGACGCCGATTACCCGGACATAGTGCGTGTCGCCAATGGTTACCCCGAGCTTCTCGATAGGCAGCGGATACCGCCACCGGAAGTGAGCCGCGCCGGTCGTGCCGAGGAACTTCTCGACCACCTGAGCGGGGCGTCCGAGGTAGGGGTGGCGATGGCCTCCCGGCACGGGCGGCTGCGGAACATACGCCGGGTCCCCCATCGGAATGGGTCCCTCCGCGAGGTAAACCTCGTAGCCTGTGCGACCTCCTTGGCTCGCCCACGTCACGTCGATCTCGAGATACGCTTCGCCGCCATCGGCCTCATACCACTGATTCACCGCGAGCCCGGTCACCGGGGCCGGTGCGCCATACGCAGGAGACAGAGGCCCGAGCACCGGGGCGTATTCGGGCATCTCTTCGTCAAGTTCGATGCCGTCAAGCTCCGGTGCCCGAGGCACCAGCGTGAGAGCCGCGCTGAAGTCGGCCCCCGGATTGACGGCATGAACAAGGAACTCCTCGGTGACGGTCGTGGTGTCGAGCATGACGAGCAGGTCCCCGACCGCGATGTCCGACTGGTGCGCGTAGGTCGATTCCACCCGCAGCACGTCACCACTGTCGTCCTGCTTCGTAGCAGTGACCTGATCGACGTAGAGATCGGCCCCGTCCGTGCCCCGGATCGTCAGATACACGTTGTCCGTGAGCGACCCCGGAATGGGCTCGTCCACCCGCAGATGCACAGACGAGGACGGCCCCGCGCTGACGGCGGTGACTACGGCCACCGTTCCGCCCGCTCTCGGCACGTCATGAGCCACGCGAACCGCGTCCCCCCGTTGACACACCAGATTCTCGATGTCGGTGCTCAGAGAGAACCTCTCGCTGCGCAGGGCCAATGCCGAGAAGTAGTATCGCGCGTCCCGATACGCCTGAGACGCTCTGGTCACCCCGAACAGGTTGAGGGGCTGAATGTCCGTGGCGTTCGCCTCGTCATAGCCGGTCCCGTAGACGGTGACCTCACGAGGCTGATAGTCCGACTCGGCGTCTTGGAACGATGCCCGCAGAGCGTGGGGCAAGTCTATGAGCCCGCGCGTCGCGCTGAACCCGTAGGAGTTCTTCGGCGTGAACACCTGCACCGGAGTGGCCGTCGAGTCCTCGTAGACTACGGAATAGAGGCCGTCCTTGACGGTCGGCGTAGCCCGCCCGGTAGCGGCCACTCGACGCAGCAACTCGAAGACGGTGGTCTCCTCATCGAAGACGAAATCGCAAGTGAACCGCTGCTCGGTCGAGGTGGGCGTCACGTCAACCAACGTGGCGCACTTCGCGGCCCACGCTTCGAGCGCGGTCCAGTCTACCTGCGCATCCGCCAGAGATGTCGGATTGATCGGCCCTGTGAGGATGTCGGCGTAGACCCACGCGGGGTTCCTCGTGACCGCAGCAGCGGCGAATCCGCCTCCGGTAGACCAGCTTCGGAGCCTCGACTGCGCCAGCACGGAAAACGCATCGACCACCCCGTTGGCCTGATCGGTCGCCTTCGCCCTGACCTCGATTACCGTGTGCCCGTTGAGGAAGCCGGTCGTCGTTCCGGTCTTCACCGTTTTGACGCTGGTTATGACGGTGGCGTGAGTATACTGCGCCAGATCATCGCCTTCGTTCTTGTCCTGATAGACGTTGACATCGCCACTACTACCCACTCTCTTGGCGATGCGGATTGTATACCCTCCCGCCTCGGTGCTCCCATCTCCGAGGGAGAAGACGAGCGTTTCCATGAACGCTTTACGTAATAGTCCCGAATACGACACTCGATACGTCGCCCCGTCCAGCGAGCTGGCCGCCCCGGTGCCCCCGCCGGGCAGCGCAATCGTCTCGATCCCCGCGAGAGCCACCGTGCCCTTCAGCGCCCCGACGATGCGAACAAGAGCGTCGAGGGGGTCAGTAAGAGCGTCGGTCTTCCGCACGTTGACATAGACCTTCTGCACCACCGAATGCGTTTCCCCTTTCGCCGTCCGATACAGCCCGCCGGGGTGCAGGAGGTCGATCTCGAACTCCGAGCAATCCTCGGCGGTCTCAATCGTCTGCCACTGGAGGTCGATCGCGCTCTCCTCCGGCGCGGCGAGTGACAGATTCGGCTGAGACACCGCGACCGGATCGTCCCCGTAGAGGATGAGAGGATCGCCGGTCTCATAGTCCTCGTGAACCCGGTAGGTGACCGAATCGAACTCCCCAATCGGTATCCCGCCGATCTCGGCTTCCGAGATGGTGAGCGGCCCCGGCCCGCAGTCGAGCAGCGCGAAGACATACTGGTCCTCGCCTATCAGCCGCGCGTAGGGGGCGGAGGCGTGCTTGGGGAAGATGCGACACGCTCCATAGACTCTCTGGACCGGGCCGAAGGGGTCGATGCGATTTCGGAGCCCCTGCACAAAATACGAAGGCTCCTGCCGGTCTCGGCTCGTCGGGAGGGGGAGGTAGGCATCGAGAAGAAGCTGGGTGGCGACGGAGGTGCCCACGACAAGCGCGCCCGTCGCAAAGGTGCCCAAGCCCATCGCCGGGGCCAGAACCCCGCCAGAGAAGTAGACCGCAGACAGGAGCGCCGCCTGTCGAACGAGTGTCTTGCGCGTTGTCTCGTCCCCCGCAGGCACACCCATGACGAGAACGTGCTGATCGGCGTTGAGCCGGTCGCCCCACCGGTCGGGGGCGCAGGGCCGCCCGTCCACGAACACCAGCGTGTCCGCGAGCGAGGAGCCGAACCCGGCCATCGCATCGCCGACGGTAGCCCCGTCGAGTATCGTGCCGAAAGACGTTCCTTCGGAGGTGAGGACGCTCGGCCTATGCGTGACGTGGATCGACATACCGGAACGCCCCCGCGAAACGTGGCCGCCATACCGGAGACCGCACATAGGAAACTCGGGCCGAATCGTGGCTCCGAAGCGTGTGGAGCATCTCCCCGCCGCCGATACACACTCCGACGTGCGACGGCTGACCCATCATCCTGAAAAGTAGCAGATCGCCCGCTGCTTCGCAATCCCGAGGGAGCTTAAACCAGCATTGATCGAGCTTCGCCTCGGTCACCGCTTCGCTGAACGCCCCGACGTGCTCGTCATAGGTGTAGTCGGGCAGGTTGACACTGTAAGCGAGCCAGTGGAAGGCCACGCAGAGCCCGTAGCAGTCCGCCCCCCGCCAATCACGCCCGTGAGGCTCGTAGGGAACCCCTGTGAGCAGCCGCACGAGGTCAGAAGAGACCGGGGGCCGTGGTGGGGGTGAATCGCTCTGAGGGGAGCTTGGCGTTGAGCAGGTCGGTCGGGTAGACCTGCCCTGTAACCGCGAAACCGTCATAGGTCACCTGCGTCATCTTCCAATCGGTGAGAGCGATCTCCGCCACGGTTGGTGACGAAGCGAGCACGAGCGAGATGTCCACAAGGATCGGGCCGACCGAAGTGCGGACGCCCTCGACCAGCGCGCGGTCCACGTTGTCCACGGTGAGTTCCACGTAGCTGATGCGGTCATCGACCTCCGCCGGGAGGGCCAGCGCGAACGGATACGCTGTGTAGACTTGCGAGTCCGGCCCCGTCACGTCCTCCGTATTGTTCACGAGGTAGAAGTGCGTCGTGGACGGCACCGAGTCGGTATATTGCAGGTGCAGCAGCACGAGAGCTACCTCGCTGCTGTTGCGAGCCATGAAGGCGTTGAGCGCCGTGGAGGAGAACGTCCGGGGCATCAGTCAGACCTCGACAGGTGCATGGTCAGCCGCACCAGCGTTGACGTGATCGGCACCATGTCATACGTCGCCGTCGGCGTGTAGGTCACCGTCGTTCCGAGGAACGGGTGCGTCATGGTGAAGGTCAGCGACCCCCCGGCCAGAGTGGTATTCCAGAACGTGAGGAACAGATTGACCTCGTTCCCGTTCGTTCCGTTCACGTCGAGCGTGAGGGAGCCCTCGATGTCGTAGACCGTCGCGGAGAATCGGCGGCGGGTCTTCACGATCCCGCTCTCTGTCGGGGTGCGCACCGAGTCCAGACGAGGCGTCTCGGACCAGCCCCGGACATCGAACTGCTGCTGTCCTATCGTTGCGGGCCACGCGCCCATATCAGCCTCCCCTGCGCTGCGATCCGTAGACCGAGCGCATCTGCTTGTCCAGCGCGCCGCTCTGGATGGCGCGGTTCACCGCACCCTCCACGATGACATCGACTTCGCGCGTGCCATTCGAGGCCACGCGGGAGACCACCTGCACCGGAGGCTGGTCGGCGGATCGGTTGTCGTAGACCGCCACGTTCACCCCGTCGCCTCGGGCAGCCCTCGGCATCACCGTGCCCGCCGGGAGCGGAGCTTCGCCACTCAACTGCGCGGGGGTCGGGAACATCGCCGAGAACCCTGCCGCCATCGGGCCTGTGATGTATTGCTGCACACCCAGCCGGGCGAGTTCGCCCACGAGCATGTCCACCATCCGCTTCCAATTCAGTTCGGTGCTGACAATCATCTCCGCAATCGCGTCTTCGAGACCCTTGAAGACGCGCGTGATCGTGTTGGCGATCCTCACGCTTTTCGCTTCGAGCGACTCCACATACTGATCGAGCCCGCCCTTCCAGCCCTCGAAGCTCCGCCTCCCTGCGTCGTTCAGCGCCTCCATGCGCCTGCGGAGTTCCTCGACCGCTTCCCGCCCCCGAGCCAGATGATAGACCCGCTGATCCGCTGTGAGCGTCTCCGCCTCCCCGACGGCCTTGATGGATGCCCGCAGTTCGCGCATCTGCATCTGCAAGCGCGACATTGCGCTCGAATACTGCTCGATGTTCTGGATGTGGCCGAGCAGGGGCTTCCTGTCCATCGCAACCAGTGCCGCGTTTCCTCGCTCAAGAGCCGTGCCCAACGCCTCCACCCGCTGCGCGATCTCCTCCGCAGAGGCCACGGACGAGGGTTGGGTGGTGCTCAACGCACTCCGGCGCGACTCCATGCGCTCGATGTCGTTCAGCAGCTTCTCCCGCGCGGTCAGAGAGCCCGCGATCATCCGATCCGCCTCTCCGAACATGTCCGAACGAAGTTCCTCCAGCCGCGCATCCTTTATCCGGCGAAGGAACTCCAGAATCGCTTCCAGCCCGCGCCCGAGCCGTTCCGAATCCGCAGAGGCGGCTGCGAGCGCATCTTGGGCCGCGCGCACCTCGGACTCCACTTTCGCCAAAGCGCGAGCATACGCGTCCGGGTCGGCGACGGACATGCGCTGGTAATAGGGCGAGCCGAGAACCGTCTCCGCCCGCCCCATCGCCCCTTCCAGCCCGGCCCGCCCCTGAAAGACCTCCTCGTCCGCGATGCGCTTGAGGGCGCGGAGAGACTCCGCCTGTGCCACCGCATTCCGAACGCGAACCGTGAACTGTTCTGCCTTCGTCGCCACTGAGGTAAAGGTGGTGCTGACCTTCTCCAGCGCCTTGGTCACTGTCGTAGCGTAGTTGGCAGCGTCATCGCCCCCTCGCAGGAAGCTCTCCTGCGCCTTGGCCTTGGCGTCCCCCGACGCCTCCGCAAGCTCGTCCATCGCATTGGTCGCCTTGCCTACCAGTCCGGGGAGAGGGGAGATCGCATAGACGAGCAATGCAATCGCCGCCCCGGCGATTGCGAACGGAAGGGCCGCACCTCCGGTGAAGGCCATGAAAGACACCCACAGTGCCTTCAGCGCGGGGATCAGTGCGCCCACAATCGCCCCCGTGACGAGCACCAGAGAGATGACAACGAGGTCGAGGTTGTGAGCGAAGCCGAGGACAACCGCGCTGACGCCCTTCACCACGGGGAGGGCTTCCTTCAACTTCAGGAGCACCGCACCGATCTTGTTCCGAAGAATCTCGAACGACCCCTCGATGGTGGCCGGAAGCTCGCCCGCCTCTTTCCGCATCTCTTGCAGGTTGGCGAGCAAAGCATACATGATGGTGTCCGGCGTCAGCCGCCCCTTGGCGGCAAGGTCGCGGATGTTCCCGATCTTCACGCCAACGTCGCCCAGCGCGTTCTCCAACATGCGCCCGACAAGGACGTTGTTCTCCAGCACGGATCGAAGCTCGTCGCCCGCCAGCTTGCCGGACGCGATACCCTGCGAGAACTGAATCATGAAGTTGGCCGCTTCCTGCGACCGGACACCCGCGATACGAGCCGACTTCGCCAGCACCTCGATCACCCCCGCTGTCTCCGCAGCGGTGAACCCCATGCGCCCTGCGGCGATATGCACACGGGCGAACGCGGAGGCGAGGCCTTCGTAGGACTGGTAGGTTTCGTCGGCGATCCGCATGAGAGTGCCGAATATCTGCTGATGCTCCTCCGCTGAAATGGAGACCTGCGCGATTCGAGAGTCCAGCAGGAGGAAGCTGTCCGCGACATCGAAGAGCTTCTGGACGATGCCGAGGGCCATGAAGGCGTAGAACGCGCGGTTCAGCAGTTGCATCGACCGGGCGGAAGTGGCGGCGCTCTTGTCGATGCTCCGCAGGTGTCCGTTGATCTCCTTGGTGCCGCGAGCGGCGTCCTTGGCGTCAACGACGATGCGGATGACTTTGGTCTCGGCTGCCATGGGACGCCGCCTCGGCTTTCTGCGCGATGAAGTCCATGTAGACCCCATCCATATGACTGATGAGCCGCATCAGGTAACGAGACTCATCCATGGACAACCGCAACCGGCTGCAATACCGGTCCACGGCTGTCCACGGAATCGGCCCCGCACCAGAGAGGCCCATGCTTCGACAAGTGCTGAGGGTCTGGAACGCATCCCACACCCATTCGAGCCCCTCGATCTCGGGTATGTTCTCCAACGCTGCGACCGAATGCCCTGCGTCGGCAAAGGCTTCCAACTGAGAAAGCGTGGGTCCGTATTCGAGGCCCCACTTCAGCCATTTCCCAACGACTCCTCCGCATCCGCCACGTCGTCCTCTGCACCCACCGGAGTGAAGTTCGAGGCGTCGGACGCCTGCTCGAAGATCAGAGCAGCCAGATCGGGAAGGTCCTTGAGCAGCTTCTCCGCCGCCGCCTGAGAGTAGGGGATGAGCTTTCCCTTCTCCCCCGGCACATCCTCCCAGCCGATGAGCAGCGTCTCCGCCACAAGCTCCGCGAGGAAGATGTTCGCCGCCTCGGCGTTGGTTCCGCGCTGAAGCGTCTTGAACCGCTGCCGGTTCTTGGCGACGTAGGTGTTGAAATACCGATTGGTGCCCCCCGCGCGCCGGACGCGGAACTGTCCGTAGGGGGAGAGGTCGAAAACGACCCCCGAGACTTCCAGCCCGGCGTCCGTGCCGAAGGCGTCGTAGATCGAAACTCTGCCGTTGTCGTCTGCCATGTGCGCTCTCCTTGGTGCGGGAGTGGTTGAGGGGATCGGGACTCCGATCCCCTCTCGACTGTGCTTACGAGCCGTCTGTGGCGGTGATCTGGATGGTGTAGTCCTCACCCGTCTCCATGAGCCCACGGAACGGGAGGTCCACGATGACATCCTGATCGTTGCCCCCAGCGGCCACGGTGCCGTCCGACCACCGGAGGTTCGGGATGTCGAACTGATACGTCCCCTCGGTCGCCCCAGTCAGCGTGCCGAGCGTGAAGGTCAACTCATTCGCGGTGTTGTCGAGGAACTCCTCGTAGAGGGTGTTCGACCGGAAGTAAGCCCGGACCGTGCCCGTGACCTCGAAGCGCCCCAGCCCGATGCCCGCGAGCGCGGCGGTCCCGAGAACCGGGCGCTCACGCGCGTTCGCCTTCATTTCGAGCGTGACTTCCATGAGGTAGGTGGGTCCAGCGTCGAGAGTGAACAGGGTCGCGGCGTTTGCCACGGAAGACGCCCCGAACTCTCCACCGGCATAGGTCGCGCCGGAGATGATTGACGTGTCTACCGACCCGTCCATGCCGAGCATGGTGACAGAGCCGGTGACGATGCCCCCCACCGTGGCGCGGATGGTCATGGCATCCACGACCATACCCGTGTAGCGGTGATAGTTGGTCGATCCGCTGTCGTCCAGCAGGGTCTTCTCGAACGACAGGGTGTTGAGGTCCGTGCTGTTCTCGATGACCCCCGTAGTCCAGTCGTTTCCGAGCAGGGACCAGAGCAATTTGCCGAACCAGCCTGCGTCCCCGGCATACGAAAGCTCGAAGTTGATGTCGCCACCGGCATTGTATTTGGAGTCGAAGAGCCCGGTGACGTTGCGGTTTGGCTCGATCTCGTCCGACACGATACGCTGACGCCCGATCTTGAGGCTCTCGCCCGTGACGCGGACAGGAATCCACGTTGGGGTGGCCGGGGTGGTGCCCACGGTGGTCTCGGGGATCAGGTAGACCCCGGTCTTACTTGCATCTGTGAAGTCTGCCATGACCTTCTCCTTACCCGGTTACGTCCATGAAGTAGTGGACGGCCACATCAACGAAGCTCCACGAGCCCTCGGTGTAACGGGCGTCAAAGTCGGGCGGGTCCACCGCACCGATATGCACCCCACCGGTCAGCATGGTTCCTCGTAGGAAACTACGAACCAGTTCCGCAGCAGTCAATAACGTGGTCTTCCCCTCCCCTGTGGGACGGAAGATACGCACGAAGAACATCCCCTCGGTTCTCCACCGATTGCTGCCGGGATCGCCGACAGACACTTGATCCTCGACGCCCGCAGGATAGACGACCGTATACCACGCCGTCGAACCCGCCGCCGGAGTCTGCTGAGTGTTGTTCTCCGAATCGACGAAGGTATACGCGGAGAGGCAGGCCACATTGCCGAGTGCGGTCTGCACTGAACTCCTCAGCGTCGCGCTACTCATGCGTCACCGTCCCGCGTGAAGGCTTGATCTGGATGGCCGGGTAAATCTGAGGGCGGAGTATCCGCCGAGTTTGATGCTGGTTCGACCAGCCGCGCACGTTGTAGCCGAGATTCAACTTGACCCACTTCAGGTCGATGAACGCCAACCTTCCGAACCGTCGTCGAGCCATCCCGTGAACCACTCGGTAAACACCGCGAGGGGTCATCTGCGACCACCCGCGCTCGATCCGCCGGGCGTAGGGCGTGGTGTTCACGATCTGAATACGGTCGGTGTCCTCGATCTCCGAGAAGAACGGAATGCCCCCACCGACCAGATCGAAGTCGTGCTGCACACCGTTGACCATCAGAATGTGCGAACCGGCGTATCGCCCGGAGGCCAGCGGGCTCCGCATGATGAGTTGCCGGAATATCCACTCCACGATCTCCCGCACGTTCTCGTGAGCGTGATACTCGATTCGCCCACCGTGCTTGACCATGATCTCGGGCCGTCCGTAGCTCCTGTCCGTGACGACGATAGGGTCCGGGTCGAACCCACGAGCTTGCTCCTCGGCGAGCGCCTGCTTCGCCACCGAGTAAGTGATGACCCGCAGGTGTTCGCGGAGGTTCTTGTCGATCACGAACGTCTGCTGCTCGTTCGTCACCCGCGCCAGTGCAGCAGCCGTTTCGGTCATCGCTGCGCCTGCACTTTGTAGGCCACGGTCACGCCCTTCCAGCGCATCGGATCGACGGAGACGACCCGATACTTCTCACCTCCGTCGGTGAGAAGGTCGTTGATCGCGGGCGTCGTGATCCCCGCCGCAGGAAAGTCCTCCGCCCGGAGGTGATACGTGTATCCCGACGTGAATATCGCCCCGGCCTCCTGATCGGTGCCCTGCGACCCCCGGACACCCAGCACCGTAATCGTAGTCTGCCCCGTCCGGGCCACGGTCATGTCGCTCCCGAACCTGTCGAAGACCTTGTTGAAAGCGGTCATATCGTCGGCTCCCGGTAGCGGTCAACGACAGCCTGCCACTCGCCGAACGGCTGCGCGAGGGTGCCCCCGCTGAAGTAGGAAATCGCGCCAACGCCCTCCTGTGTCTCCGAGCGAACCCGAGACAAGGGGTCTGTGCGACTGGCCGACCGAAGCTGGGCGACCTTATAGATCACCGCCTGTTTCAGGTCGAGGGGGAGCGTGGTGGTGGTGTATCCGGCCACGTAGACAACGACCACGCGCTTCTGGTGGCCCATGAGGGTGATGATCCCCTCGTCGGTGTTGATGACGTAATCGTCGTCATATCCAGCGGTCAGAGCGTTGTCGTCTGCGTCCACGATGGACGTGACCGAGGTGACCGGACGCACCTGCAACACGAGACCGCGCGACTGGTTCCACACAGACTCGAACGTCTGCGTCCTCGATGCGCTCTCGAAGGGACGGTTGCACACCGTCTCCAAGATCGTGGACGCCGCGTTCTCGTAGGTCAACAGAGCCACGTCCTCGGTCTCACCCGTGATCCCGAGAAACACCTTGATGTCCGCGACAGTGACGAGCTTCTCGGCCATCGTCCGCGTCTCCTACGAAGAGGGGGCCACATAGCCGCATATCGGCAGTGCGGCCCCCAAGCCAGAGTGGTTGTCTGTCGAATGCGCGGCTTACGTCGCGGCGGTGCCTGCCACAGGCGCACCGACCGGCAACGACCGGGCACGACTGAGGAGGCCGATCATCGAGACGATGCCCGCCGTGATCCCCGACCCGGTGTAATCGACGTATCCGCGCACGTAGCGGTAGGTCGCGCCGACGTATCCGCCGACCTGACTGACCGAATCCTCCGCGGCGGCGTCGATCTTGGTGAACGTGCCGAGCAGGCCGTTGCTGGACGTGAGGTCCACGGCGTCGGCGCCCACGGTGGTCACACCACCTTGGAGCTTCGGGGTGACGTAGTTGGACCCATCCACCCCCGTGAGAGCACCGATGGTGATGATAATCATGCAGGAGGTGTATCCTGCGGTGTCGAGCCACGCGGATGCCGTATCGGTGGCCACCAGATCGGTGCCCTCCAACAGCGTGACCACCTTGACGTCATTGAGCATGTCGAAGAGTGGCATGGTGCTTCTCCTTGTTCATGAAGGTGGTGAGGGGGGACGCGAACGCCCCCCTCGTTATCACGCTGCGCTTATCACGCCGGGCACAGGAGATGCACGACGGCCTCGCTCAGCGGAAGCAGCCCGTCCGTTCGGATGGTGCAGCGCCAGCCGACCTTGCCCGTCGCGGCGTAGAGTTCGTTGAGCCTCATCACATTGATCCCGAGGCGGTCGAGGATGCGATAGTAACGCATGTCCCCGAAGAGAATCGGCTTCGTGCTGGCTCCGACGGCAGGCATGTCGTCGTCAATGACGACCGGACGCCCGAGCAGGAGCGCGGGCTGACCCACTTGGAAATTGTCCTCCCACACGAGCGTGCCGTCGTAGGTGGCGATCTTGATGATGCCCCGGACCATCCGCGCCGTCGCGTCGGACATGACCCACGTCGCGTTCTTCCGGTAGCCCGGCTTCAGGCCGTGGAACAAGTCGAGCAGGTCTTCGCGCGAGATGCCTGTCTCCGCGTCGGCGTCTGCGCCCTTGTCCGACCCCTGCACCACGCCATACGGCTTCTCGATCCCGTCGCCGTTCATGAACGCGGCGTTCTCGACCTGCGCGTAGGTGCGCTTGAAGACCTCCTCGAAATAGGCCGGGAGGTCGAAGAAGGAGTCCTGAAGAAGCTCGTCGGACGCGGTGATGATGCGCCCGAGCTTGTAGGCGGCGAACTGCTTCTTGCCGAAGGTCACCCCGGACTCGGGGTAGGTCCCGGTCTCCCCGATCCACGAGGGCTCCCCGAGATCGGTCTCGGTGGGCATCGTGCCTGCCGAGGAGGTCCGGGATACGGTCCCGAGCCGACGCATGGTGACCTCATCGTCCATCGCGCGGATCAACTCGCGCTCCTGCGTGAGGGGGAGCAGATAACCGCCGAGCGTGTTGTCGCCGACGATCTGCGCAGCGGACGGCACATTCAGCGGAGGCCGAGCGGCGGCGTGAGGGCCTCCGAGCGACGCCCAGAAAGCGTCCTGATACTCGGGCGTGGCCGCCTGCTCGAAATGGGTGCCGATGAGCGCCCGATCATACACCCGGTCGCCCGTGTAGCTCGGAGCCTCGTCAGCCTCTTGCCCCGGCGTCGCGGCGCTGGTCCGCACTGCGGCGCGGGGCTCGTCGCTGAGACCATCGGCCTCGGCGTCGATACGCGTATGGACGTCGATGAGCGCCTGAAGTCGCTCGGCCTCCGCCATGAGGCCGTTGACGTGATCGAGTTCGTCGTCCGTCATCGTCTCGTGGCCCCGCGCGAAGTCCTGCGCTTCCTTGATGAGCCGCGCGCGCTCCGCTCTGGTTGCAACGTAATCGAACATGGGGTTACTCCTTTTCCGTCCCGGTCAACACGGACGCGATGCGCTTGCGAAGCTCTCCTGCGGAGTGAGTTCCAACAGGCGCTCCCACCGGCTCGGGCACCTCCCCAACCGGCTCGATGACCGCTTGATTCTGCACGTCCGGCCCGTCGTCCGAGTCCGGCGCTTTCACTGGTTCGACCGCAACCTGAGCAAACCCCATCTCAACTGCTTGCGCGGCACTGAGCCATGTTTCTGCCTCAAGCATAGCGGAAACTTCGTCAATCGTCAACTCCGAGCGGGCAGCGTATACCGCTGTCAACTGCTGATCGAAACCATCCAAGATCGTGGCCTGCTTCCGAAGCTCCGAAGCGTTACCCATCACGAAGACCCACGCCTTGTGAACCATCAGGAATGAACCGACCTGCATGGTCGTCTCTTCACCCGCCATTGCGATCAGGGACGCAATCGAGGCCGCGAGGCCGTCCACGGACACCTTGACGGTCTTGCCTGCCTCCTGCGCCCGAGCGAGAGCGTTGTAGATCGCAAAGCCGTCGAGCACCGAGCCCCCCGGCGAATTGATCCGCACGAGGATGGTGTCGGTGGTCGCCGCAGCCACCGCCTTCGAGACCTCCTCAGCCGAAACACCCCACCACTCGTCTATGATGTCGTAGACGTAGACCGTGGTGACGCCCTCCGCGACCTCCGCGCGGAACGAAGGCTTGTCCCTCACGGGCGGCTCGCCGGTTCGGGCGAGCGGGGCCATCTCCGCAAGGTATCGCTCCCTCGCTTCAGTCAGGGTCATTTTCATCTCCTCCGCCCGTCGTGGGCGTTTTACCGTCTGCGTCAGGACCACCTTTGCTCTGCTTCACTATCTCGATGGCCGTCTCGATGGGGGCCATGTTCAGCGCCATGAGGGGCTGATCCGTGACCCCCTCAATGTTGTATCGCGGCTTGCCGAGGAAGTCACGAGCGTCGTCCAGAGTGATGGCCCCGTGCGCGATGAGCGTCTTGAGGTAGTCCGCCGTGGCTTTCGAGTCGCCCCGGAGCAGATAGCTCGGATCGAACGCCACGTCCATAGTGACGCGCTCCCGCTGACCGAGGACGCTGCGCCGTATCTCACTCTCGATCCGCTGAAGATGCGGGCGCTGAGAGAACTTCACGAAGTTCAACGCCTGTTGTTCGGCGTTGTTGAGGGTGGAGTTGTCGTTATGATGGATGAAGCTCGGAGGCACGTTGAAAATGCGGCACGACTCCTCCACGCCGAACTTCCGCAACTCAAGGAACTGCGCGTCCGTGTGCGTCATCGTGATGCCCTTGAAGGTCATGCCCCTGTCGAGGAGCAATGTGCGCCCGGCGTTGCCCGGCCCTCCATACTTGCGATTGAACAGTTCGAGGACACGCTTACCCTCGGTCTCCCCGATGGGATTGTCCGACTCGATGACCCCGCCGGGCCGGGCCGCGTAGGTGCCAAAGTTGCTCGACTCGTGCTTCTCCAGCGCAATCCCGAGGCCCAGCGTGTTGCGGGCATACTGGATTGGTGTGATAGGCGTGAGCGTGTCGCTGTGGAGGCCCCGGATGTGCAGAATCTCGTTGGCTGGAAGAGTCTGCGTCTTGCCCTTGGCCCCGTCGTCCTCGACAGGCGTGACCTTGTAGATCAGCCGCTCGCCCCGCCACTCGACCTTCACCGCGTCCGGGTGCAGAGGCACGAGCTTCCGAATCTCCCCCGCTTGGTTCCGAACGATCTGCGAGTAATGAACCCCCCGGAGGAGCAGGTGCAGCATCATCATCTCGAAATAGGAGACAGGGCTCATCCACGGGTTCGGCTCAATGGTAAGAACCGAGTGCAGGGGGTGCTCCCGCGTTACCACCCGCTCCCCAGAGGGCTCGATGTTGAAGACGCTGATGGGAATGGTCGAAACAGAGTCAGCGAGCACCCGGATGGCAGCGTAGGCGGCGGCAACCCCGAGGACTGTCGTGTCATTGACCTTCTCCCCGGTCGCCGACCCTTGCGCCCACAGACCCATGAGTCCGTCGATGTCGGTATCCCCGCCATCGCGCGGGTCTGCCGTGGCATAGAACCGATCCACCAGAGCCATCTAATCCCCCATGACGGAATCGAGCGACGCCCACATGCTGTCCGACGAGTAGAGACCCGGAGCCTCCTCACCCTCGTAGAATATGGTGCGTCCGTAGGCCATAATCAGCGCCACTGCTCCGTCGATCTTGTTCCGGTCGTCGGCCTTGCGAGGGTAGACGTTGCCCTTAGCGTCCTCGTGACAGACGACGTTCCCGAGCATCCACCTCATACACCCATTGCCGTCGTTCTGGATCATCCCGTTCCGAATCAGCGCATCGACCTGCTTCATCGGCTCGGACATGGTGGCGACCCGCTGCGGATACTCCACCATCGGCAGGCCCGCGAGCATCATGCGCTGCGAGAACTGGGTCGCCTGCCACGGGTCATACGCCACTTCCCGAACTCGGTAACGAGTAGCTATGTCAGTAAGATCGGCTTCGATCCTGTCAAAGTCAATAGTGTTCCCCGGCGTGACGATGATCTCACCCGTCTGAGCCCACCCACCGTAGAACGCATTCTGCGCGTCCCGCACGGCGTCCTCGGGCAGATAGAGGAACTGCGTCCAGTAGTATTGCGCGCCCGTGCTGTCGCTACGCCCTTGGATGGGGAACAACAAGCCCATAGCCGCAATATCGACCCTGCTGGCAAGGTCGATGGCGACGAAGCACTCCTGCCCGGCCAACTGCACCCCCATCGTGTCGCCCGCCACCGTCCCGCTGTTCCACATATCCACATCCGTCCACTGCACGTTAGTCTGGACCCACTGGTCCAGATGCTTCGTGAGGAAGGCGTTCTTTTGCGCGGGGATGGCCTGAGCCTGCGCGAGGAAGCTCCGAATCTGCTGCACGTTCACGGAGACGCCCCAATTCGGGTTCGCCTTGGCGAGGGAAGCCTCGTCGGTCCAGTCGTCCCCCTCGTCCAGCGTGTAGATGACGCCGAACCACGAGTCATCGAACGGGACCGCATGCTCCAACTGCCTCCGGGTATACTCGTGAAGCTCGTAGCCGATGCCCGACAAGTCGAACCCGGCGGTCGTGATGTAGAGGATGATCGGCTGTGGCCGCTTCGCCGCGCCCGTGCGGAGCACGTCCACGATGTCCCTGCGCTTGTGGGCGTGAACCTCGTCCACCAGAGCGAAGTGAACGTTGAGCCCGTCGAGTGATCGCCCGTCCGCCGACAGCGATGCGAACTTGCTGTTCGACCCCGCTTGGTGGATGTTGTGCGCCATGACCTCGACGCCGTAGTGCTTGCGGAACTCCACCGCCTCTTTCGCCATGACCGTAGCCGCGTCGAAGGCGATCCTCGCCTGATCGCGGGTCACGGCGGCGGAATAGACCTCCGCTCCGGCCTCGCCCTCGATGAACCCCGCGTAGAGGGCCATCGGGGCGGCCATCGCTGTCTTGCCGTTCCCTCGGGGGACCTCCACGTATACCTGCTTGAACCGCCGAAACCCTGTCTCCTTCGAGACCCAGCCGAAGACGTTGGCCACGATGAACTTCTGCCACGGGCGCAGCGTAAGCGGCTGCCCCGCGAGTTCGCCTTTGACGTGGGGAAATAGCTGCACCGCGCGCAACGCCCGCTCCGCTTTGGCGGGGTCGAACCGGAAGGGGAACTCGGTGCTCACCTCCGCAGCGAGGAGGTCGTCGAGGAACCGCTGGCACGCCGACCGAACGAACTTGCACACGTCGATCTCACTGCGCACGACGTCCTCCGCGTATTGCAGAGCGTCCTCGCAATGGGCGTGCCCCTCGATCTCAGCCATCGGACGTGCCTTCTCGTTTCAGATCGCTCCAAGGAGACTCGTCCTTCTTGGCCCCCTCCTCCACGACCCGTGTCCGGGCTACCGGGCTGAGACCCATCTCCCCACCGAAGGCCCGCGCCTGCGCCAGTGCGTCCCGCTTAATCTTGATCCACGGGCTCGGCACGGTCGCCCCCTGAGCGCCGCTTATGGTGTAGTCCCTCTTGGTCCTGAGAAACTCGCTGGCGAACTCATAGTCCGCCATCGCGTCGCACCACCCGACCATGATCGACAGATCGGTGGCCCGGAGCAGCTTCGCGGGGGCGTGCTTCAGCAGGAAGTCCCAGTAGAACATCCTCCGCTTGTCGTTCCTGAACGCCTTGGGGGTGCCAATGGCATCCGCCCCCTCCGTCTCCTGCTCCAGCGCGTTGTCGCTGCGAGCGTGACGGTCCGCGCGGTAGGTTCCTGTGAGCTTGTGCAGGACTACGGGTTTCGCGGGGTAGGGCATCTCATGCCGTCCTTTCGCTCTGACGCTTCTGGTTGTGGCAGCGGTGACACATCGTCTGCCAATTCGCTTGGTTCCAGAATATACTCATATCGCCCCGGTGCGGGGTGATGTGGTCAACTACGCGCCCCGGAGAGCCGCAGGCCACGCAGGCTGGATGCTCCGAGAGCCAATCGCGGCTCGCCTTTCGCCACTCCGGCGTCTGATAGACCGCTCGCCGCGCCTTGGTCATCCGCTCCCACATCCGGCGGGCCGCAGCGTCGGAACGGTCGAGGAAGGCCGGGCGATGCCGGGGAGGCGCGTAAGGCATGACTACCCCCCAAGGTAGGTCTTGAACGCATCGTAGGCGCTCTTCGCGCCCTTCGCCACCACGCAGCAGTAGCCCCGCCGCTCAAGGCGACCGATCATCTCACGCTGCGCGGCGCTCACTGTGCCGCCACGGGTTCGCTTCATCTCGATGAACAGTCCGTGATATCCCCCTCGGGGCTCGGCCACCATCAGGTCGGGAACCCCGGCGACGACCCCTTCGGCCTTCAACTGGCTCCCGGTCGTCCGGTCTCTCGCGCCACCGTTGGGCACCGCGAACATCACCACGTCCGGGTGAAGCCACTGGACCATTTGCACGAAGGCCACCTGCTCTGAATGCTCGGAGCGCGGCTTAACTGCCATCGGTTGCGGGGGGCTTGAGGGGTTTGAGGCCCGTGAAATCGCCGGTCTCGCGCCACTCTATCGTCGGGATGGTGTCGGCGAACTCCTCCGCGAGCACCGCGACGAACTCAGGCGTGAAAACCCGGTCGATCACGACCCACCAGTGCGCGCCACGGGAATCCACCCAGATGTTACCCCACGGGGCTGGGTGGAAGTAGGGCCATTGGAGGTGACGCACCGCCGCCGCGTCGAGCTCCGCAGCGCGTGCCGCGCGCTGCGCAACGACAGGCTTGCGCATCAGAATCATGCCCATCAGACCGGCCCTCCTGCGGTGAGTGCGGTGTATGGCCCTTCCCAGTCGGGGTCCGCCGCGCCACCGTCGAAAGTAACGTTCTGCGCAGCCGCGCCCTCGTCCCTGATGACCGTATCGCTTGCCTTACGCATGGCGAGCCACAGCGCCGCACCGTTGGCTTCCTTGGAAAGCATCTGCGCCTGAATGAACGCAAGCGACTTGACACCGGCCCACACGCCGATACAGGCGATACTGCCGACGAATGCGCCACCGGCCCACGGACCCTTTGCGATGCTGGTCACCGTCGTCGTCGTGTTGACTGACGCGAGGCTCGTTGTGCCCGCCGCGATACCGTCGATGAAGAACGCGATTGAGCCGTCTGAGGCATACGTCACGGCGACGTGCTGCCACACCCCAGCCGTGAGAGTTCCGGTAGACAGCCCGGAGTTCTCGCCGTAGCGCCCGACCATGAGCTTATTGTTGCCAGCGGCCTCCCCCGTCGTGATAGCGAAGCCATTCGTTAACGTGTTCGCACCATACCAGAAAAAGTTCTGGTATCGGGTGTTTAGCTCCGTCGGCTTGACCCAGAACATCACCGTGCGCGCTGCGTTCGTGACAGGCAACCCGACAGCACTTCCCGTCGCTCTGTCGTCGCCATCGCAAGCCAGTGCGTAGATGGCCTCTGACTCGTCTCCTCCGCCGCCAAGGTCGTCCAGCAAAAGCACTCGGTCCTTCACGGAGTCCACGGTCAGCCCTCGCGGTATTCAGTCACGCGAACCTCGTGCCCGTCAGTGCCGCCGTCGAAGCCGATGTAGAACTCCTCCTGCCCGCTGACGGGGATGAACAACCGCGAAGCGGCGGTGACGTATTCGCCCGTAGTGAGCGGCGTCGTGTCCGTCCCCGCGTAACACGCTGTCGCCTCGACGGCGTGGACCCTCACGCCACGGTGCCGACCGGAGAGCGTCAGCTTCCGCACGTTGAGGGTGAAGGTCAGGTTATCGCCTGCCGCGTCGTCCACCACGGCCTCTTCGACCGTGATGACCCCGGCCACGCAGGAGACCACCGTGAACGTCCCGTTGTTCGAGCCGGTGCCCGAGATCGTGAACGTGTCCCCGGCGAGGAGCGCCATCGTGGCCGCGAAGTCCGTCGCCGCGCTCGTGAAGGTCGCTCCCGTCTCTGCGGCGGTCACGTCCGTGAGCACCGCCGACACCTGATACGTGGTGATGACCGTGGGGTTCTCGCGGGCGTAATGTCCGCCACGGGGCGGCACGGTGCCCTCGGTCGCTTCGAGCGCCCCTGTGGCAATCATGTCCAGCATGTAGCCGGAGCGGAGAATCTGGTCCACAGACCAGAGCGCGCCGATATCCTCGTTGTCGCGGATTCCGCCGGACTCGGTGAGGCGGATGACCGTCCCCCCACCGAACGGGTCTGGAAAGTGCTTCGGGCGGGCGGTCGTGTTCGTGACGAGGACGGGAGAGCCCGCCTGCACTCGGGTGATGAACTCAGCGAGGGTGTAGGCCATGTTGAGGCTCCTGTGGCCGGGGTGCGCTCAGGGCGAATCGAGTCAGTGCGCGGATGATAACACAGGGCTGGGTGGAATGCAACCCCACCCGAGTGGGGGTGGTCCTGATTAAGCCTCAGTTGTCCCTAAACACCGCTGGTGGATAGGGACAGAATATCTCGTTGCGCCGCAGCGACTTACGGGGCCAAATCCGGGTTTTGTCCCTATTGCTGTTTTGGCCGGGCTCCCGCCAAGGTGTTGCACCTAAAGGGGGTTAGGTGTGCTGTCCCTATTTGCCGACTTTTCCAAACCTCTTTCTATGTGCATGCGTGATGCGTCCACATATACACTATATAATCACTTTATTATAAAAATATTAAAGAATAGGGACAGAAGGGGACAATGGCGCTGTAAGTCGTTGTGGCGCAATGATGTGCCTTGTCCCTATCCACCAACAGTGTTTAGGGACAAACATGTCATTACCGGGACAACCCACTCTCCAACCCCCTGCGGCGCAAGGACTTACAAGCTGTCCTGTTTCTGGGCCAAACCGGGCCGAAATCGGAGCAAATAGGGACAGACCTCCGAGTGCTTCGCTGAAAGGCGAAATGACCAGTGAATCATTTCGTCCAACAGCTAAATCACGGCACCCTATGATAGGGTGCCTATCGTGTTCTGTCCCTATTTGTCCTGTTTGGTGCGAGCCCTACCGGGACAAATAGGGACAGATCGAATCAAGTGCCCCCAGACAAATCTGCCAGATCGGAA